ATGGTATTATAGATAGAAAGGAATATTGGATTTTCTGATAATAAGTTTTTATCAGTAATCTCGAATTTACTTAAAAGTAATTCTGGATTATTAATAATATTATTATTCATTTTTCCAATAATGCCTGACATTCCTTGTGAAAGAATTCTTTTATATTCTAAAAGAGCTACTCCTTCACCTGGTATAGGATAATCGTCATTCTTTACTAATAGTGTAAATAAATTTCTTAATTTATCATAACTATAGTAACCAAAGTCGATATCCAATGACAGGCCCAAAGCTTTGATCATCATAAGTTTATTTCTATTCAAATTAATAAAAACCTTTTTAGGAATAATCTTTTTTAAGGATTTCTTCTTATTAGGAAATTTATTTTGAATAACACTAAACTTATGATAAAGTCTAAATAACAACTCTACTAAAGAGTACTTACTTAAATATAGGTTACCCTTAATTTTGAAATAATCATATAAAATTATAAAAACCACATGTGGGTTTTTAAAATTACTGATTATTCCTTTTAAAGGAACACCTGTAATCTCCTGTTTTGTTAATGGTTTTATTCATCTTTTTGCAAATTCATAAGTATCTTTTGATACATGAGTTTTGTTTAAAGATACTTCAACACCTAAAGAAGATATAATCTTTATATATCTATTGGCAACATTATCATTTTTTATAACGATATCGTCACCTAATATAATATATTGATCAAAATCTTCAATACCTTCTAGAAATGCACAATAGTGTACAACTAGATGGTGTGTTAAAGTAAAAACAGCCCAGGAAGAATAAGTACCCATAGGTTGACCTGTTGAATATTTAACAATGTCACCTAATGGAGTAGTGAATTTCCTATTAGATAATAAATAACATCAACTATGTGCGAATTTTTCATTAAAAATTCTCACTAAAAGTCGACGTTGTAAATCAATAGGAAATCGATCAGTTGCACTTGACAAATCTAAGGATCAAAACGAGTGTTCATTTTCCTCTCATCTATGCATTGGATCTTGAGTAAAGGTTCTGTCGCAAGTATTAAAACTCACTCGTAACATAAACAAAATTATATTATGAATAGGTTTTAAAAACAACTGAGTATAATAGTCAGAAATGGCTATTATTCTCAATTTTGCTTCAGGATCTTTAACATAACTTAAAACGCCATTAGTCTTTGACTTTTTGGCATATAAGTTATTATCCCATGCATACTTGTAGGATTTAGAAAAGAAATCCGCCCCAGCTTCATCAGTAATATTAAAAATATTTTGCATCTCTTCATAACTATATTGTAATAAGTTATGATAAGATGTCAATGTTGCAGGTCCATCTGGACCCGCTTTCATTGATAAATATAATAATTTCTTGGTGAAGACAGGAGGTTTTCGTTTCAAAGAATGTTTCTTAAC